CAATTCAACCGATTCGATGATTACCGGTGTTTCACGCAAAATAAAAACGTCCGGTGCGGTAATTGTGCCTTTCATGTTTTCTGCCCATAGTTCGCCGTCTGGTGTACGCCACCCAACAACCTGCACTGGTATCGCGGCAGATTCGGCAATACTTTTACTCATGCGCCATTTTATCGCCTGTTCAATGTTCCCCTCGTCCGATTCGTCGGCTTTGAAAACAAACCCGCGTTCACGGGGTACGCTTTTATCGTAGAGTGTTGCCGATATACTTGACACGCCGGATTCGTCTGTTACGCCCATCCATTTACGATACCGTTTTGTACCGTCAAATGATGCGCCGATAGATAATACAGGAGCCTCACCATACACCAGCCGGAACGCGGGCGCGTCTTTTGTGTTTGCGCGGGTTAATAGTAAATTACCATCGGGTCTGCTGGTCAACAAAAAACCTTTTGCCAGCGCCAACCGCTCCAAAAACGCCGCGTCTGTTTCGGTTATGTCCTGTTCAACCCGTCCAAACTTTTCACTGGTTATATCGGATTCACCCTCGACAATGCCGCCGGTTCCCGATGCGGAATAACAGGTGATACCGTAAGGGCTGGCGACTTCCTGACAGATTTTTAATAATGACATTCCAGCGCGGAACGTGTACGATGACCTCATTCCCATACATTCGAGCATTTCACCCGGCGTTGTCCGGCATTCGATTGTTGCAATTGTCCCGTCACTTGATGCGCTGTACGTCCAATTGCTGGCCACGGCTGTTATGTACAATTCACCGCCAATATATAATTGTGCCGTGTGGTAGGTGTATGGTCGGAACAAGTCAAGCTCTTCCCGGCTCGTAATGTCAAATGGAACGTCAAACACAAAGCCCGACGCAATACGATTCATTGCACGGGAAATACGCCCCGCAAGTGCGCCGGGTAATTCAATGCCGTTTAATTTTACCAGCAATTGTGTGTCAAAATCTGCGGTAATCGGTTGGTCAAAATACCGGTTTTTGTATATCGGAATAAATAGTGAGTCACCGGCGTATAGTATCGGTAACCCTTCGTCAGATATTCCGCGGTTTTTTAATAGGTCGTAATTTGCTTGTACGACACGATTGACAACACGGCCATACGCGGCGCGCTCTATTGTGTGGATTGTGTCGTTTGGTTTTACGGTGTATAGTTGTCCCTGTTCAGGTCTAGCCATAAATTGCAACCTCACGACCTGCGGGTATCTCGATAAACTCGTAATTGGTCAGCTTGTTTGTTCGTGCAAAAAAATCCAGTGTATCGTGCGAAATGTCGCGGTAGTATTTCCAGCACAACGTAACAGGGTCCGATGGCGCAGTCAATGTGTATGCCCGTTTTAATTTCAGGTCAAATGATGCGTTGGTTAGATATGTGATAGTATCATACGCCGCGCCATGAAGCCCGGAAATGGTATCATGGTCAATTGCAAATTGCGAGCCGTCTACATTTCCGGCAGACTGTAATACGGCGAGGTAATTAGAATATGCGCCGTCAATATCGTCAATTGACTTTCCGACGGTTTCGCGTGTTTCATAGTCAATCATTATACCAGCATTCGCAACACCCAGGACACACGCGGTGCCGATGCCTTGTAAAATATATGCGACGTTTGCGGAATCGGTCGGGGTTGATGCGTTGGAAATATCCTCGCCAAAATCGTTTAGAATGTCGTTTGTCATGTCAACGATTTGTGAAAACAGATCGGCTGAATCTTGCGGTATGCTGGTTATGGTCCTGACAATGTCACTTGCCGCGCCGATGATTTGTGGTATTGCCGCGGATACGTTTATCAGTTCGAGAATACCAGCTTTTGCCGCGTCAACTTCGCGTCGTACGTCATCCGCCAGCCCGGTCAAATCGTCCGCAACGCCGGTGATGATTTTTACTTTTTTTGTTACAACCGATTTTGCTTTTGCATATTTTGCTTTTGCGGTTGTCACCATTCGTTCGGCTTGTTCAATTGCGCTGGCGTTTACTTGTTTGTATTTGTTGTCAAGCCCGGTCGGTGAAAGTTTTGACGCTGTTGAACGCGAGACGGTTTTTGTTTCGCGGAGTGTTACGGTCACTCGGAAAATGCCGCTTCCGGCTGTGTATGATTCTACTTGTTCAACCGCGTCAAACGGTATGACTGGTATATCGCCCCATCGAGGGTGGTTTAATATACCGGGCGCGTCTGGTGTGTACCGCTCTTCGGTGAGGGACTTAAAAAATATATCGGCTTCTTGGTCGCCATTTTCGCCGACAAAATATACCTCAAGCGGAAATACTAAAAGCGTTGTTCCTGAATCTTGTATGATTGTTGTGTCGGCGTCTGATACTTCGTGTGCCGATGTTTTTTTTCCGCGAGAACGGGAAAGGTTGTCGTACAAAAAGGACGACTGAACCCCGGCGGGAGAGGTGAACCTGCCGGGGCGCAGTCGTGAGAAAAACGCGGGCGAGGCCAACCCGTCGTTGTTTGTGTTGTCAATTGGCAGTTTTAATACTGCATCGCTCATTTATTGTGCCGCTCCGTACATAAGAACTTGCTGTGGTGCGCCGCCACGCGCGCCGGATATTGCCGCGCCCTTGTCCGGCCTGACGTATACCTCGTTTACCACTGTTTGCCGTGATTCGGATACGCTACGGTACACATCGCCCTTTGTCCACGGGGAGGCGTAATCGTACGCGTCTGCGCTTCCGGTTAGTGTCATGTTTGCTTTTGCCTGAAAAGCGTCTATTGCATCCACCGCGCCGCCTACCAAACCACCGAGCCCGGGTATTTTTGCAAGAACCCGCAAAAGTCCACCAACTGCGTCAAGCGTGAATTTTATTATTGTCTGGCCAACTTTTTTGAAAAACCCGCCGACAACTTTTAGAACACCAACAACCGAATCCCAATGTTTTACCATGAGGACAATGCCGGCAGTAAGAAGTGCGACGGCTGCGACTATGGCATATACAATCAGTATGCTCGGTTTTGCTATTGCGGCTGTTATTGCCAAAACCAGATTGTATGCCGACTGTATTCCTGTTAACACCTTTATTGCTGCCGCAATGGCCAGGATGGCGGGTCCAAGTGTTTTAAGGACCTTGCCTACGCCAATAGCAGTCGACAATAATGTTTCAAAACCATTTATCAGTGGTTCAATGTCAATGTCGCGAATGAACAGCGTAAACCTTTCGAGCAGTTCGCTTCCACGCTCCGAAAAGCGTTCGACGAATTGCAATCCTTTTTCAAGCAGCGTACTTTTTAATACTTCTATTTGATTTGTAAGGCTTTTGCGCATAGCGTCTGCCATTTTTGCGGCTGACCCTGCCGATGCCTCAAGCTGACCGCGATATTCGCGTAATGTTTTTGTACCAGTTTGCAAAAGAATGTTGACGCCGGTTACCGAACGTGCGCCAAACACGGTTGACAATGCCGCTGTTCTTTGTGCGGTACCCATGCCGTCAAGACCTTTTTCAAAGTCTGCTAATATGTCGATTATATCGCGGAAGTTTCCCGCTTCGTCGCGGGTTGTTACGCCAAGAGAGTTGAGTACTTTTTGCGCTTCGGGTGTTGCGTCGGCAAGTCGTAGCATCATGTTTCGCAGTGACGTACCAGCTTCAGAACCTTTTATACCGGCGTTTGCCATTGTTCCGATTATTGCCGAGAATGATTCTATTGACTGACCGGCGGCGGTAAATGCGGGCGCGCCTGATTTTGCCGCCTCAAACAATGCCAAGAGGTCGGTGTTTGAGGTTGTGGTGGTTTTTGCGAACACGTCTGATATGCGGGTAAGGTTCGCCGTTGTTTGTGCGGCGTCGTCTGACATGAGGTTAAATGCACCGAGTGAATCGGTTGCAATGTCAACTGCCGTGGTTAGGTCTGTACCGGCGGCGGTTGCAAGATCGGTTGTCCCGCTTAAAAGTGACATTGACAACTCACTAGATAAACCGGCCATCGCCATTTTGTCCAATGCGCCCGCGGTATCGGTTGCCATGAATTCGGTAATTGCTGCAACGCGCCGCGCCTCTTTGCCAAGTGCTTCTAGCGACTCTTTGTATGTGTTTGATGATGTGTCGAGGTCCTTGAACTTTGCGCCGGCCTGTGTGATTGCTTGGTCAAACTTTATGTACTCGCCAGTAGCAATTGCAACACCGGCTCCAAACGCCGCGAATACCGCAGTGCCAGCAACCCTGATACCTTTGTTTATTTGCTGGTCAAGTTTTCCGATTTGTTTACCAACACCGCCGAAGTTCTTTTGCATGGTCTTGCCGAACTTGTCCATTTGTTTGGACACACGCCCCATCGGTGCGGTCATTTTATCGGAGAGGGTCAATACAGATTCAAGTGAAAACTTTTTTGCCATTTATTTTGACGCCTCCTAAAAAGTTGCCGGTTCCCGCAATTTCAACCACACCGGCGGGCAGTTCTCATGACGCTCTAGCGGGCTAGCTACAATCCGTTTTATAGACCTCCGACTGCAAGAGGGCGTCTATAACAGGGGCGGGATTCGAACCCGCAACACCGAGGATATGAGCCTCGTTAGCTGCCAATTGCTAACACCCTGCTACATTGATAGAGTACAAAACGCTCCTATTTATCAAGGGGTATTTTGCATTTTTCTTGAATTCTTTCTTTTACTAATTCGTGCATTCTTTCCGGCGGCGGTGGCTCGCGTGGCTTTGCCGGTGGTGTTGGATACCGATATTCCGCGTATATCTCTTCCTCGGTTGTTTGATATTCGTATATCCGGTAGTATCGGTCAACTTGCCGTGGTGTCATTTTTTCCAAGTCACGGAATGGCAACGCGCCGCCGAAATGTTTTGCAAGTGCGCCCAATCGTAAATCGTCGAGCGTTGCAATTCTACCCCTGCGGCTGGCTGCCGTTACGAGAAAAAAACCTGATTCACCGCCGTTATTACGCTGATGTCACGCCCCTTAAGCCGTGATGCTTCACCGAGTTTGAGGTCGCATGATTTTGCGTATATTGCTTCGACCTGTGATATTTTTTCGTTTTCTTTGTATCGTTCGGCGACGCGCTTGTCGTTCATTGTTGTCTCACGGATGGTAATCATTTCTTTTTTACCACCGCCGTCAAACTCGATTGGCGCCTTTAGTACGAGCGTAAAAGTTTCGTCATCTTCGCTAAAATCAAGACGGCCGTTCATGATAGGGATTGCAAGCGTTTCAACTGCCGCGTCCCAATCTTCGCCCTCGGTTGGTACCTCAAGATAGTTGCCCCATTCGGTCATCTTTGCGATTGCTTCTGCTTTTGTCAGTTTCGCGTTTTCCATTTTTTGCCCCTTTGAAAATAAAAGCTGGGGCGGCGACAAATTACCGCCGCCCCGAATACTCCTTGTACACCGCGGTACATGAGCTGTACCCGTAAACACACGGGCAACGTGTTTTTTTAGTCGATACGGAGAGTTCCGTACAGTTCGAGTGATACAATGCCGTTTGCGTTTTCGATTGGTCCGTCGTTTCCGATTGCCATTTCACCGGTCAGCAGGTCGTTTCCAGCGGTCGTTACGGATACCGGAAGGAATGAACCTGCCGACTGTATTGCCTTGAGACTGTTGTACATTTCTCCGTCAACGGAAATATCCTGTTTGATGCTTCCGGGATGCGGGTTTGATTCGGAATATACCGCGCCATTCCCGGCCATGTGAACCGTGCCAGATCGTCCTGACAGATTGTATGTCAGTTCGCTTCCCTCTGCCGGGTCAAGTTGCATGCCGCCGTAAAGAAACTCACGGGCGGGTCCCTGTCTTACTCTTCCCATTGTTTATGCCCTCCCTTAGTACAGGAACGCGGCTTTTACCGCTATGATGCGCAGCGCTTTTGCTTCGTCGTCTGTAAACTCGGCGTCCAGTCTGCTGTTGTTGGTTGCGTTTATTTCCGCAATTACCGTATCTTTTACCGCTTCGGGATTTTTTGTCCAACCTTCCGACGCCCAATTGTCAATAAGTGCAAACAAATCGGCAATGAGCTTTTTCGGTTTGATGACGTATTCCTTTGCGGTAATTACGTCGTCACTTGCGAGCATTCCGCGCACATACGGTTCGCCGCGCAGCATTTGTTCGACCGCGTATGCCTTTTGTTGGCGCATGGTTACCGATGCAAGGTCGTACCATTCTTCGGTTGCTCCACCGGCGGCAGTTGTGCGATACGATACCGCAAGGTCACCGAGGACGAGATTTCCAGACGCGTTGGTTTTGCAATATCCACCACCGGCGCGGAACAGTGCGTCAGCCTGTGCATAGGTGAGGTCGGGAACGTCTGGCTTAATAGGAATGGTTGTTTCAATTCCCATAAACGGACGGCCGGGGTCAATGTTTGCAGATGCCACAACATAGCCAATTACCGCCGCACCAAATTCGTTTTCCGGAAGAAGTACGCGAGCGTCCCAGATCGGGGCGATTGTTTTTGCGTTGGTATCGTCGGGGATGGTGATATACTGTGCGTATGTAGTACCGCCACAATAGCCAACCACCGTCGCGGCCATTCTGTTCGGTGCCGATTCAATACGACGATTGAGCGCGGTCTTGTATTTAGCGAGGTTTGTTTTGTCGCGTACCGGGCAAGTAATGAACGTATACCATGTGTCACCGAGTCGGTCTGAACCATCGGTGTTGACAAACACTTCTTCAACGTTGATTTCACCAGAACCGGAAGCAAGGTACGCGGCAGAAAGGGCAACGGTTGTTCCCTCGGGATTGTTTGACGATTGACTGACGCCCTGCGGATTGAGCCGTACACCAATATCGTTGCCGACGATGCCTTTTGTTTTTGCGGTGATGGTTACGATGTTTGTACTTCCAGACCCTACAACCGTAGCGGTTACAGGCGCGTTAATGTCTGCGGTAATTGCCGCGGCGAACGCGGTCGCCTGCTCGTCTTGGGTGTCGCCTGATGCCACATTTACCTGGTATGTTTCACCGGCTACGTCAATGTACCAAGTGCCAGAACTTGTCGCGGCGCCGGTAAATGTTACAGTTCCGGTTGCGGCTACTGCGGCCGCCGGTTCTGCCACGGCAACGGCGTACAGGTTCTCTGAAAATCCGCCAAGCGGTTCAAGTATCCTGATTGCCTGACGATGGATTTCCGAACCATAGCCAAATTGATTGGCAAAGTCTTCGGCAGTGTATCCGCGGAAAACTTCGTATTCTTCAACGGCGGTTTTTTGCTGGTCGTACTGTCCTACGATCAATACTTTTTCGGGGATATAATTCCCGCCCTGATTTCTTTTTCGTCCTACCTGTTCAACAACTCGCGTTGATGCCCTGCGGTATGGAGCGAAAAAATTGAACGATATAGCCATTATTTTCCTCCTGTTTATTTTACGTTACGGGGTTTCCGTTTCGTACGTGTGTGATGTATGCCAATTTTCAATAGCCTGCTTGAACTTCATGTCTGCAACTTCAAGTTCATTTGTGTCTGCGTCGCCTGCTGGTTCGTATGACGCGACGACCTCAATTTGTATTCGTGCCGGTGCATAACTGCCAGTTGACTCGTCGCCCTCTTGGTTGTACATTTGTATTTTTGGTTTTAGTGCCAATGTGTCAATTGTTCCGGCGGCAAGTCCAAAATCTTGTTCGCTCATTCGTGATATTGCGTGACGTACCTGGGCAACCAAAAGGTGAAGTCGTGCGGCGGCATATTCGTCTGCCGGGGTAAGCGTCTTGTCTCCGGTTTCTTCGTCTGTTTGTTCTTCCGCTGTTCCCAAAACGTAACAATCAAAATTGAATGTTATCCGATCTTGTGTGTATCGTCTGGTACCTCCACCGTCGGGTAATACCGAATCGACAACAACATTGACAAGCGCAACATTCTGTTGATTCTCAATCCACGGACGCCACTTGTCGCGTGCTACAATAAAATTACGCGCCTCGTCTATTGCGTTTTCTTCCGCGGCTACTTTTTC